GTTCCGTCTAAAGAAATACTCCCCGTGCCGTACTTCACCACACTGGTAGACACCTGAGCATTGCCCACTGTCTCTAGGTTGTTCATCATGGCCGAATCAAAGATACCGGCGTTGGTGAAGTTCAACAGCGTATTGGTTCCGCTGATAGCCGTGGCAGGCGATGTCGGAGGTGTTGCACTTTGAGCCGAACCACTGACAAGTCTGTAGTCGCTGATCCAACCCACATAAGGCCAAGTTGTGCCTTGCTGTGCGCCGATGTACACAGTCTTGGTGGCCGATCCCACAGTACCCGTGAGCGTGTAAGACCTGAAAGAAGTGCCGTTGATATAGCCCGTGACGGTGCTGCCTGAGCGACTAACAGTCAAGAACTGCCATTGGTTCAACTTGACCACACCGGCTGCGCTGAACGTGCTATCTGTCGTTGTCAGGAAGCGGATTGCACCTGTGTTGTCGTACTGAATCAGCCACTCATCACTTGTTCCCGTATTCCACGATCCTGCAAGAACATAGTAAGAAGCGGCAAACGAGGTGGGATAGAACCACATCGAAATGGTGAAATCACCTGTAGGAGCAAACTGACCGCTGTTAGGCCCATTAAGGTAATCCCCGCTGCCATCAAAATACCCCGACCCACCCAGTACGCTCCCACTCCATGTGGTTGCGCCGGGGAAGGGTTGGAAGGCTTGGACTGAGGGAGTTCCGTTGACCGTAACGGCAAAGGCATTGGTGCTGTTATCTAAAAATCTGTTGGACTGCGCGGTTAGAAGCGAAGTGTTTGTAATAGCAGTGAGAGGGGTCGTGCTAGGAGTAAACGCTGATGTGTATTGCGCGGTTCCTTTTAGAACACGGACATTTGAAATGTAACCAGTAAATGTTCTGTTAGAAGAACCGGGGTCATATCCTTGTGTTCCAACATACGCATAGTCATTTGCGCCCGTGCTTACAGAATAATTAAATGTTGATGAAGTGTCCAAAACTCCGTTTATAAACAAACGAAGCGTTGTGCCGCTTTTGGTTGCTGCAATATGAACCCACTGATTTCGGGGAATTGTTGCTGTTGAATAAACAGCATTTGAATAGTTGTATGCAAAAATGACGCGATCTACCGGGGTTTCATTTGAACCAGTAATTGCTAAATTCCATCCATTGAAACTAGATGCCGTGCCATAACTAGAAATTGATCCCCCATAAAGCACTTGCTGTCCAGTTGTAAACACCCATGCCTCAACGGTCATGTCGCCCGAACCAAACTGGAAAGCCGCGTTATTTGGAAACCTAATGTAGTCCGAACTGCCACTGAAATAGTTACTCCAATACCCGTTAGCCTCATAGGGCGTGAACGAGCCTTGGGTGGTGTTCCCGTTCCGGGTGATGGTGAAGTTATTGGTGGACGAGTCTAGGAAGGTATTGTTCTGAGCGCCGTTCGTCCCGTTGCCCTGAAGCAGCAGCGTGGTGTTGGGCCAAAACTGATCCCGCATCCACACATTCTGTGCTGCGTAGGGCTGCGTCTGTGCCTGCGTCCACACACCCGATGGGTAGGCCGCATTAACGGGGGAACTCGCAATCAGTCCACCGGGGTAGCGCATTGACATGGGTTACCCCTTATGTGATGGCCTCAAAGGTGGCGGTGTAGGTTAACGCTGACGCCGTGCCGGAGGTCACGCCAACCGACTGGTTCTCAGTGACGTAGAAACTCGTGGTCTTGTCCGTCACGATCAGCGTGGTGTTGGCCGGGACGCTGACTTGATACGCCATGTAACTCACAACCGTGGCAGAGCCGAAGGTTGCGTTGTTGCCAATGCCTACCGTAGCCGTTGCCGCGCTTGAGGTGGTGTTGGTCACCACAATGGAAGTCACCCGATTCACCGTGTTCACCGCAGGCGTCAAGCCCGTCAGAGAAGTGGTGCCGTTGTGCGTCCAAGACGTAGTGGCAGAAGTCGTCGAGGGAATCACATAGGCTGTGTTCCCGAAGATCGAGGTGACGTTAACGATGTTTGGGTTTGCCATGATTTCCCCTTAGAACCCGAAGATCATCGCCATAGCGATGGATTTGCCCGTGGTGATGCCAGAAGGTGCCGCCGAGGTCCACGTTGTACCGTTGGAGGTCAACACATTCCCATTGGTGCCCGGAGCCACAACTTGAAATGCAGAAGTTCCGTTACCGAGCAGGACATTATTCGCAGTGAACGATGTTCCGCCGGTGCCACCGTTACCCACCGTTAGCTGGTTGGTGAGCGCCAGGGTGTTAGCCGTGAGCGTAGTGCCGTTGAAGGTCAGGTTAGCCGAACCCGCCAACGCACCACTGCTGTTGAACTGAACCTGAGTGTTGGAGCCACCCGCCGTGCCGGTTGCTTTAGAAGCGATCGTCTGCACAACGCCACCGCTGTCCTTGTAGAACAGCTTGCCGTCGGCGGTGTTAATCGCCAACTCGCCGTCCGCCAAGTTACCAGCAGAGGGCGCGGCCGAAGGGGTCGCTGTGCGATACAGCTGAATGGGGGTAAAGCCTGACTGAGACATAGGTTACCTCAAGTTTTCAAGTTTGTACAGCGCCTTCATGTACACAGCGGACATCTCGTCGAGTATGTTCTCCAGCGCGGGTACATTCTTAGCAATCTCAGAGCGATGCTCAATCAACCAGATCATCTCACCACGCAGCATTTCAGTCGTGTCGTCCGCCTGCTCCGGGGCTTTCTTCATCTGCCCGAAGGTGCCTTGGTAGGCTTCGACGTACTTGTCCAGCGAAGTGATCAGATCTTCATAAAACTCGCCCAGCGCCTCATGCTGAGCAAACGACTTGGTCGTCCAGTGCTGAGCATGCGCCGCGTTGCGCGTCTTGAATGCGCGAATTATAAGTTTATCCAGCATCAAAACGTGCCTCCATCCACGCTGCCCCAGCTCGGCACGCTGGTGCCATTTGACTTCAACACCTGCCCCGCCGTGCCGTTGGCGATAAAGCTCGTGGCGCCTGCGCCGGTTTGGTACGGAATCTGGCTCGCAATTCCACCCGCCAGATTTGTCGCCGTGGTAGCCGTTGTAGCCGATGTTGCGGTGGCAGCGGAACCGACTGAGAGCGTAGACTGCGCTACGTACTGCGGTGCGCTGGCCCCGGCAGTCAACACGTAACCGTTGAGCCCGAGAGCCAACTGAGACAGCGTAGCTGAACCGCTGGCGTAAACCAAGTCGCCCGCTGTGTACGAGGTCAACCCCGTGCCACCGTAACCGGGGCTAATCGTCGTAGCGTTCCACGTGCCGGTCGTCAGCGTGCCAACCCCGGTAATTCCCGTGTACGATCCGCTCAGGTAACTCGAACCGATCGTGCCGGAGGTGATTTGGTTGCCGTTGATGGCGATCGCGGTGGTACTGGCGGAAGTCAGCTGCCCTTGCGCGTTGACCGAGAACGTCGCCACGCTGCTGGCCGAGCCGTAACTGCCGGAAGACACTCCGGTGTTGGCGATGTTGAAGGTGTACGCGGGAGATTCGCTCAGACCCGTGCCCGCCGTGTATGTCAGCGGTGCGCCGAACTGCGAGAACACAATACCTGTGGTTCCGATAGTAATCGGCAGCGGGGTCTGCTGCACCCACGAAGTATTGGCGTTCGCCGTGCCAGCAGTGATGAGGAAAAAGTCACCCGCGTCAATCTGATCAACGCCCGAACCCGTCGAATCGAAGTCAGTCGCACGGGTCAGGATGTACACAGCACCAGCGTTACCCGTCTGCGTGACGGTATAGACGCCGTTGTACGCAGCGTTACCTTCGTTCTTGATGAGAACCCGCTTACCTAAATCGGTCGGAGAGACGAAGGTGTGACCATCAATGACCAGCGCGCCGTTGACATTCCCGGTCAGGGTTGCGCCGACGCCGGAGACGCCGTTGTTGTAGGTGTTCGCCGCAAGAGCCGTGGTCGTTGCGTAGACGCAAGACTGATGGAAGTTGATACCGGAAGCGATCGAATCGGCATACGTCTTGTTGACGATGTCGTTGCCGCTGGTCGGCGCGGTAGTGATCGTGCCCGTGGTCATCGTCACCGAAGTGAACGTGCCCGCAGCGGGGGTCGTCCCGCCAATCGTAGCACCGTTAATTGCCCCACCCGTAATGGCCACCGCGCTGGCGTTCTGGGTAGACATCGTACCCAGGCCAGTAATGTCGGTGTTCGGGATAGAAGCCGAAGCTGAGAAGGCGCTCGTGCCATTACCCTTGACGTAGCCGGTAAGAGTGTTGACGCCGGTGCCACCGTTAGCTACGTTGAGCGTGCCGCCCAAGGTCAGCGTGCCGGAGGACGTGATAGGCCCGCCGGTAAAGGTCATACCCGTGGTGCCGCCCGACCCGTTTACCGACGTTACGGTACCCGCACCGGCCACCGCCGACCAAGTGAACCCGCTACCGCTCCAGCGCAAGAACGTGTCAGCCGAAACCGGCGCGGACACGAAGCCCGTCACGTCGGGCGCGGTCTGGTAGGCGATGCGGTTAGCCGCGCCGCCGTTCAAATTGTTGGCCTGCGCTACGTTGAGCGTAGACTGGTTAACCCAAACGTACTCGCCCGCGCCAGTAGACTGTAGAATCTGCCCCGAAATGCCCACCGGGCCGACGTACATACCATCCGCACCGCACCAAATGATGGCACCATTGTCCGGCACGATCGACTTGGCTGTGCCGCCGTTACCGAGGCCCAGAATCCCGTCGACTTGATCATCAATGCCCAGATTGACAGCGGGGTGACGGTGATCGGCACGCGAAATATCAGTCGAAGAGCCCGCCGCACCGGCTTGAAACACCGATAACGGTGCCGCATCGCTAAGATTGGCGTTCAGCGTTACGTTGTTGTTCAACGCGCCGCCGCCGTTTAGGCCGGTTCCGGCGATGACTTGGCGGCTTTCCGGCACGTAACCGCTAACGGTGGCCGGAATCGTGGTCGCAGCCATCACCCGCCCAGTGGCGTCTACCGTGAACACCGGAATATTGGTGGCGTTGCCGTAAACGCCAGGCGTAACGCCTGAATTAGCCAGCTGAGACGTGCCGATACCACCCGGGGCGACGCTGAGCGTGACGTTGGAGCTGAGTTGCCCGCCGCCTTGCAGCCCTGTGCCCGCGATGACCTGGCGGCTCGTCGGCACGCCCGCCACAGACAACAAGTCGCCGACCCGAATTTGGTAGTTGTTGCCCTGATACACGATCATCATCAGCGAGTTCTCGTCCGCCACGGGGGCGACGGGCAACTGCGTGACGCGGGTCGGTATCAGATTGCTCGGTACGTCAGCCATTTATAGCTCCAAGTAGCCTTCACCATCTTCAGTGATGAAGAACTCGTCACCCTGCTCTTGGATTACTCCAGCGGGGTGCGTGTTGATGGGTGTGTCGGGGCGGACGAACGGCAGCACGATCTGGTCGGGGCGGCGCGGCGCAAGGCGGTACGGGTCGTACTCGTCGCGGTCTTCCTCGCAGACCATAAGACCCGGGTAGTTGGGGTCGGGGGCGAGGTCGGACAGGAACATCTTGCGCGAGCAACGACCGCAGATGGCGATGCCGTAAGTGGGCTGGCCGGATGGGTCTAGGAACTTGCCGCCGCTCATTTAGTGTACACCCCGATGCCAGGGTTGATCTGAATAGGCGAACCGTCGTTGTCACCGTCCCAGGCGCGCTGCTGGCTGATGGCAGCCTTTTGCTCAAGCACCGGGATGAGGTTAACGTCCACCGCCGGGGTCTCGCTCGCCATGCGCGCTGCCAGCCCGTTGATTATGGCCTCCTGCCAGCGGTCGGGAATCTCGACTTCCTGGCGCAGATTCTCGGTGTCCATGATCTGCCGGTGCCGCCACAAAATCAACTGCGCCTGCTCCGCCGCCACAAACGGCGCGGGCCACAGGTAAACCACCGGCTCGGGCAGGTCACGCTGAAAGTAGTAGTTGCTGGGCCGCCCAGGGAACACTTTGTTCGACTGGTTGACGTACGAGTCGCGGTTCAACTGGCCCAGCGGAATCTCTTGCGGCAGGTTACCCAGCACGATAGCGCTAAAGTTGAAGGGGCTGGTGGCGGTGATGCGGAAGTAGCTGTAAGGCAACGCTCCGCTAATGTCAGTCCAGGTGATTTCACCGGCTGTAGCGGTCGCACTCGACGTGCCCACCGTAGTCCAAACCGTACCATTAGTGCTGACTTGAAAAGTCACGGGTACCGCAGCCGCCGACCACTTGATGCCCACCGTGTCAACAGTGGTCTGCGTGGTAAAGTTGACGGTATAGCTGGTCGCCGTGGTTACCGATGCGCCGCTCAGCAGCTGCAGCACGCGGTAGTTCAGGTTCAGAATGTCTACCGTGCCCACCGGCAGCGTGACCAGGGGCTGGTTCTGGTACATCGGCAGGATGAGCTTCTCAATGCACCAGCTCGGGGTCTTGATGTTGGCCAGCTCATTCAGCATGTACCGCAGGGACTCGAGCGCGTAGCTCTGCATCTCTGCCGTAATTGCTTGCGCAGGCAACCGGCAGCGCCGAAAGGCGTGGTCTACCACCTTTAGGGCACTAGTTGTTGTGCTGCCGATATTGCCTGAGTATGCCATGCTAACCCCGTTCAGTCAGATGGCAGCTGGTCGCAGCTCGCCCGGTTGACGCAAATTATAGTTGAATTACGGGCGAGCGCCAATTCAGCGTTTCTTCTTTCCGGCTTGGCGGGCTTCGCTGAGCGCGATCGCCAGCGCCTGGTCGCGGCTCTTGACCACGGGGCCAGACTTGCTGCCCGAGTGCAGCTCACCCGCCTTGAACTCGCGCATCACCTTTGGAATCTTGTACTCGCCCTTCTTAGGCACTGCGCCACCCGCCTTGAGCGGAATCATCGGCTCGCGCGGGGCCACCGGCACGCCACGACGCGGAATGCCGGGGTTCTTGTTGTCCTTGATGCCGAGGCGGGAGTTGTCGCGCAGCATGCCCGTGGGCGCGGCGGGAGCCTTCACGCTCTCGCGCTGCACGACTTCTTTCTTCTGCATCGTCGGCGTGGCCATCATCTCGCGCTTGGCCATGCTACGCACCTCGGACTTGGCAACGCCGCCCTTGGCGTAGCAGGCTTTGCCACCCATTGCCATACCGACCGTCTTCCCTGCGGAAGAGAAATCAAAGTCCTTGACGTACTTTAGCGACTTGCCCATTTCAGATTCCTTTCACTCGGTTACGCTCGGTGCCGTTGTTACGACACCTGGTTGACAGTCAAAATCATGGCGGGAGCCGCCGGGTACAGCGGGCTGGCGCTCGCGGGGTAGGTCACGAGCGAGCCATGCCCGTCCACCGACAACCACCGCATGGTGACCTTGTCATTTGCGTTGAGCGACAAGAACACGTTAGCCGCCATCAGAGCGGAGGCCGGAGTTGATTCGTTCTCACGCGAGGCGATAGTCACTCGGCTGGCGCTGTTGGCCACATCAACCCCGTTGACGGCAAACCAGATCGTCACCAAGGTCTGCCCCGCTGTTGAATTGTTCAACTGACCGCTGAAGGCGAAGTTGTACTTGCCAGCGATCGCGACATTGATCTCGCTGTTCGCGGTGTTGAGCGTCACGCCGTTGCTCAAGTCTTGCGTGTTCAACTGCAGCAAAGTCGGCGTGTTGGCCGCAGCAACCTGCGCCCCGTTGACCGAGGCGCCAGAGTTGTGCGACTTGTTTGGCGACCCGGCAGCGCCGCGAGTGCAGCCCGTGAAAGTAGTGGCTGTGATCCCGGTGTAAGTAATCAGCTCAGAATCGATGAAGATCGCGCCCGCCGTAGAAAAACCACTGGTCGTCACCACCGGGATGGTGGTCTGCACGTTGGTGATGTTGCCGCTCAGCGTGGTGCTAAAGTCGAAGAAGAACGAGCCGTATTGGGTGTTGATGTCCGACGGATCGAGCAACTCCCATGAAGGCGCGGCGGAAGCAGAGCCTGTGCCGGTCTGGCTCAGGAATCTCTTGGTTGTCGTTGTGTTGCCAGCCAGCTTGGCTAGCGTGTTCGCGGCCGAAGCGTAGAGCGTATCACCAAGCGTGTACGAGGTGATGTTGGTGCCGCCCTGGGTCGTCAACACCGGATTGACGTTGAGCACCTGAGCAACGTAGTTCGCGGTCGTCACCTGCTTGTTGACGCCGGACTGAACGATAGGGGTAATCTCGGTACCGTTAAGCGTTGCCGCTGAGGGCATCGCGGAAATCTTCTGGTCAGCCATCAGCAAACCTCCAAGTAGATCTTGCTATCGTCTTCCTGCAGGACGTAGCCAGAACTTTCCATCAAAATGAAGCACGTCTCGGGCGGCACCGGCGGCACCAGGCACGAGTACGTGTCAACCACGCCGGACCCGCCGACGTCGTTGCCGTACCCGTTGTTAGCGTCCGCCACCACACTCAGCGCGCAGCCGGGTGTGGTGGGGGCTTGGTTGGCTACGCCTGAGTAACCGACGTAGCTCATTTACTGAATACCGGCCTGCAGCAACACCAACTGCGCCGTGCCGCCGCCCGAGTTCACCGTCACGCGGATACCCGTCACCGGGAACGCGTAGTTGCCGTCTGCGTTGGCGCCCAGGGCCGCAATCGTAGGATGCGGGAACCAGGTCGCCGTGCTCGGGTTGAACGTGGGCGAGTACACGTCGTCAAACGTGTGCTGCACGGTGTAGTTGGCGGTGCCGGAAACGATGACCGCAAAGCCCACATTAAACGGGCTCGTGTTCAGGTTCATCGGCGAAACCGCGCTAGAGCCAGCGCCCGTTTGGGACAATACGATTCGTCTCATGGTGGCCTCCCCGCTGTTTAAGCCGCCACCGCGCCGTTCAGGGCAACGATGTCCCAGCCCGCAGCGGTGTAAATCAGCATCGCCGAGTCACCCACGTTGGTGAAGGTGATGGTCGAGAAGCCGATCTTGGTGGTCGGGGTGAGCACAGCCGAGCCGCCATCTACCACATGGGAGATGATCTTGATTTGGCCGAGGGTGCCGTTGGCCAGCGTGAGGGCTTGCGCTGAGCCGGTGGTCGTCAGGCTGGTGAGCATGTCGGTCGTGTTGACCGCGCCCGCGCCAGACAGAGCTTGATTGGTGGCAAAGATGTCGCCCGTGACGTTGCCGGTGACGTTGCCAGTGATGTTGCCAGTAACCGCGCCGATAAAGCCGTTGGTGGACGTTACCGGGCCGGAGAAGGTAGTGGAAGCCATCTCAGTGTTCCTCTCATGCGAGAATTTGGCGTTACAGTCTGCATGACGTCAGCCGGGACTGTCTGCAACGCCGGGTGACCCCGGAATTTGAAAAACCCCGCCCGGTTTGCGCCGAGCGGGGTGTGCTTGCGTTAGACGCCAGCGGTACCGTAGATGCCGCGCGGATCAGTCCAGCCGAACACGTAACGCTCGGTGGCCTTGTAGCGCATGCTGTCGGTTTCGAAGTCGCCTTCCATGCTCTTCTCCAGACCACGGCGCATCATGAGCTTCAGACCTTCGGGGGCGTCGGTCTGAACCCACCAGGCGGTGGTCGAGGTGATACGAGACAGGTTGGCTTGGCCTTCGCCGAGCAGGCCCATCGACTTCACGGGGTTGATGTCGTTGTCGGCCGTGCCGGTACGCAGCACAGACTTCAACAGCACTTCGGCCTGGAAGACGTTGGACGGACCAGCCACGATCTTGCGGGGCGTGAGACGGATACGCTTGCCGTTGTTGTCAACAGCGTTGCGGATCTGAATCAGCATCTGCTCGAGCGAGGTCTGGCTCAGCGCGGCGGGGGTGTTCAGCTGGTTGCTGAACGTGCCGTTCACGATGGGGTGCGAAGCCGACACCAGAGCCACACCGTCGCCGCCCGGGTAGGCAGCGTTGAAGGCGCGGTTCAGGATGTTAGCACCCAGCGTCTCCTTCGTCTCGATCAGCGACTGGGCCAAGTGCTTGGCATAGGTCTGACCGATACGAATGTGATCGCCGTCCTCCACCAGGACCTTGGTCAAGCTGAACGCCAGACCGTAGACCTTGTAGAGATAGCGCTGCAGGAACAGCACACCACCAGACTGGTAGCTCACGGCCATGCCGTCAGGCAGCTCCGGCGCAGCCCCGAAGCCGTACAGGACGGGTTCTTCGTGGTAGTTGCGCGGAATGCCCTTCTGCTCGCGGAACACCATGCTCCACTCGTCAGCCCGCTGGTTGTAAACGCCGTCGAACACCTCGTTCAGGATGGGCTCGACTACTGACCGAAAGTCAGTACTACGCATTGGGGTAGCCATGTTTTAGCCCTCCTTATACCGAGTTCACAGCTGCCTTGTAGTGGTGTTCGTTGATGCGAACAGTCACTTGAACATAGGCGTCAGTGATTGAGTCAAAAATGCTATACGCAAAGCCGGTAATCTGGAACTGGCCAGACGTCGCCTGAATGGCGGTCAGCTGGCAGTTGCTCAGACCGGTCCGGGTAGAGCCACCGGGGGAAGCCACCGTCCAGTCGCACTCCTCGCCCACGGCGCTTTGCACGCTGGTGACGCCGGGCGTGCCCGGGTTGGTGTACTGAACGTCGAACAGCGTTTCCGGATCATCATACACCCACGCCACGATTTCCGTGCCGGTGGTGCCTGCGGGCCAGAAGGGGCTGATGGTGGGCTTGCCGCTGGCGTCCAGGTACTGGCAGCCGGCAAAAATGCCCAACAGGGAGACACCGTCCACGGTGCCGGAACGGGTACCATCGCTGGTGCCCAACTGAACGACGCCGTCGTCAGTCAACTTAACGGGATCGCCGCTAAAAATGTTGGCTGCATACGCCGACGCGATTACGTAGGCTTTCGGCCGCATCTGGCCACTGTTGTGGTAAGATGGACGAAAGCCAAAAGGTGCGCTAGTCGAAGACATTGCTTGCTCCTAATGGATTGAACGGGTTGCGTCACGAGAGGTCAAAGAGTGCCTCTCGCTGTTGTCCCATTTCCAGGTTGCCTTCACCCACCTGCAGCCGCGACTTGGAGGCGCGGGCTTGTTGCTCGAGGAACTCAGCCGTGTCGGTGAGTTTGCCCTCTTCGCGCATCGGTGCGTCATGGTGCGCCTCTTTCATGTACTTTTCGTACAATGAAACGGGCAACTTGAACGCAAGCATCTCGTTCACCCCGATGAACCCCTGCCAGTCGCCGGTTTTCAGCGTGGCATATTCCCAGCCGGGAACGTCTTCCGGCTTCACGGGTTCGTAACCGAGGCGGATCCGCATTTGGATCGAGTCGCGCGGGTTGGTTGTGGTGAGCCAGCAGGTGTGCCAGCCCGGGATCTTAGGCAAGTCCGGCAATGAGGACTGAAAGAACTGTTGACGGAACATTTCAACCCGCTCGTCTTCGGTGATCTCGCGATTCTCGGTCAAAGCGCGATCTGTCATCGCGCGGCTCGTGCGAGCGTCCCCAGCGGATTTCTTTAGGCGTTCGTCGGTCATGGTTTCTCGCTCCTTTCAGCGATCGGATTCAATTATAGGGTGGAAAAATGCAGAAGGCAATCGGTTCAGGCTTTGTTGCTGCGGTCGTACTCGGCGTAACGCTTGACGTACTTCATGCGCAGCACCGGGTCGTCCCACACGCCGGCCTCAATC